GAAGCGACCATCGGAACGATGGGAGTTGGCGGGCGGAGTCAGGGGCGTCACTACAACTACATCAAGTTTGACGATTTAGTTGGTGATAAAGCCAGAGACTCAGCTACCTTGATGGAAGCGTCAAAGGAGTGGTTTGATAACATCCAAGCATTCTTCTCCAAGTTCGCTGACGATCACTTCGACTTAATCGGTACGAGGTGGGGATTCGATGACTTGTACCATCACGTACACGAGCGTTACGAGGATCAACTCCTCCGTTACATCAGAGGTGTCGAGGAACCAACTGGATTGAATGGTGAGAAGCTGCCTATCTTCCCGGATGAGTTTCCTCTCAACAAGCTCTCCATCTTGCGGAAGAATCGTAAAGTTTTCAGTGCTCAGTACGAGAACGATCCAGACGAGTCCGCTACCGAGTTCGATAAAGGATGGAAGAGATTCTTCCATTGGGTTGGGTATAATCAAATCGTAGTCTTCAGTGGCAAGGTTCAGACACGAATCAACATTCGTGATCTTGACATCTGTATCCTATACGATCCAGCCGTCACCGGACTTGCTGGTATCGTTGTTACAGGAACAGACAAGCTGAATCGAATCTTCATTCTCGAAGCCTTGAAGGAGGAATGGAAACCGCCACAAGCCTGTGATCTAATCTTCAAACTTGTGGCTCGTTGGCAACCTCGCTTGGTAGCTATCGAATCAGTCTTGTTTTCTGTCATCTACAAGAATTGGTTCGAGGCAGAAATGCGTAACAGAGGTATCTACTTCAATATCGTACCAGTCAAGCCAGAGGAAGGTGGCAGACTGTTATCGAAAGAACATCGTGTGCGCCAGCTGTCAAATTACTTCTCCGCCGGCCTGATCTTCTTCGCAGCCACGGCACGACTTGACCTTGGTGTGAAGGGACAGGAAGATCTAATCAAGGAGTTCGACAGCTTTGGCGCCACACGAAACTACCACATGCTCGATGCGCTTGCGTATGGTCCTGATGTATGGATGCCAGGACTTAGCCGGGCAAAGGTCAACAAGTATGCACAAGATGAAGCAGCACTGATGGCGACTCGGGATGTGGAAACGGGATACAGTCAGATCGAACTGGTGAGTGGATACTAGATGTCTAAGACGCTAACGATCGTATTACTGACAGCGTTCTTAGCAATCGTCTTGTATCGTGAGGCTTGTTGGCCAGCTCCACCAAAGCCACAAATCCCACACATCATCACGAAGTTCGATACTGTTACTGTTATTCCATCTTGGTTATCTGACTCAGTTAAGAAGTGGAAGAAAGTAAAGCATACAACCGATACCGTCAATCTGACGATTACTAACACGATCGTCAAGACCGATACAATGAAGATCACGCTTCCACCTGAGGAGCGTCCAAATGTCTGGCCGATCCTTTCATATCATGGAGGAGCGTCATTTGGGGATACGGCCGTCGTCTCAGCCTTTTCTGTGCGCGATGGACGACTCGGGATCTCGAAGGTGTTTGTTGCAGGCATACTCACTGCGATTGAGGCGGACAGCACGAGCGTGCCGAAGATGTCATTTTCGCCGTTCCCAGATCAAAAGAATCCGTCTCTATTTTATCGGTTGAAGTACATCCTAATCGGGGCTGCTGGCTACGCACTCTACCAGACGGTGAAGCCATAATGTATCCCCGAGAGCTTAATCTCGATCCGGAAACTGAAACGAGACTTATCTCGTACATAGAGACTGAGTTATTGAATCATTACATGGAGCGTGGTCCGTGGATGACACGGCTGCTTCAGTATCAGAGAGATTACTGGGCCGAGCCAACGAAGACGAGAGCTACGCACCCGTTCGTTGGTGCTTCAACGATTGTTATACCTTTGACTGCGATTGCAGTTGAAGCTGTACATGCGAGGACGATGACCACATTGTTTGCCTTAAATCAGCTTGTGTCTACAGTAGCGGTGAGCGCAGAATGGAGTAACGCTGCGCGCCCGGTTGAACGCTTCCTCAACAAAGAACTACTTGGTGAGATGCAGGCGAGGAAGAAGCTTGATTCTAGCGTCTTAGAGCTAGAGAAGTTCGGCACGGGGATTGCTAAGGTCGGTTATGAGCGTGTTATCAAGATAGCCTGTCGGCCACAACCAGATGGCACTGAGCTAGAGATTCCGATTGTCGTTCGGGATGGCGCCGTGATCGATGCTGTGGCGAACGGGCGCTTCCTGATGCCTTTCTCCGCAACTGATCCACAGACTTCTACATGGTGCGGAGAGGAGCACACAGACTCTCCGTATAACGTCAAGGGAATGGAAGAGTCTGGCTTCTTCAAGCCAGGTACGATGAAGAAGCTAGAAGGTTGGATTTCAGCCGGAGCACAAAGCACGAGCGGAGTTGAACGCCAATATCAGAAATCGCAAGAGACACTGGAGAAACGTATATCGACTTGGCCCAACACACTCGATTGGGTTGAACTCTGGCTCGGTTTCAATGTAGACGGCGATCCTCAAGGACGTTACAAGGAGATCGCTGTTCATTACCATCGCGGTGCTCGTGTCATCATGTCTGCTCGTTATAACTGGCATGATGATCTCCATCGTCCATACCGTGTCGGCGTGTATTTCCCGCTCGAGCATCGTTGGATGGGCATTGGTATCTGTAAACAGAACGAGCAATTCCAGCGTTCCGTAACGACGCAGCATCGTCAGCGACTCGACAATGGTACACTGGCGAACATGCGCATGATTAAGGTATCGAAGCTGAGTGGATACGGACCTGGCGAGCCCATCTTTCCAGGTAAGATGTGGTTCCTCAACGATATGGAGCATGTTGATACGCTTCAGCTTGGAGAACTCTACAACTCGGCATACAATAACGAGCAAGCTACTGCAATGTACGGTGATCGCCGCTCCGGGATCAATGACACCGTTCTTGGTTTACCTGCTCAGGGTACGCCAGGCACCGCCACCGGCGACCTAGCTCGAATTCAGGAATCGAACAAGCGTTTCGATTACTGTTACCAGAACATCAAGGCTTTCGTCACAGAGGTCATCACGGATACAGCTGTAATCATTCAGCAATTCGGACCTCGACGAGTCGAGTACCTAGAGCAAGCCGAGGGCGGTCAGTATATTCAGGCGTTCTTCCAGATGCCTGTCGAATACATCCGTCACGGGCTTCTGATCGAGCTCAACGCAGCGGGACAGCAACAGAACAAGGTACTTGATCGTCAGGATTGGGTATCCATCGCGACCTTGCTACAACAGTACTACACTGGAGCATCTGCACTCGCTGGCACATATGCACAGATAAGCGGCGATCCAGCGCTCCTGCAGATGGTTACACTCAAGGGCTTGGTAGCATCTACGGAAGCGATGCGTCAGATTCTCGAATCGTTCGACAAGCGCAATGTGGATCGAATGGTCCTTGGTGAAATCTCAGCGATGCTCGAACAGAAGTTCGGTGCTGCTGTGAACGGAGGTCCGAATGGAGCAGGTCGTGGTGGACCTTCAGAGTTACTCGCTGGACGACCAGAGATCGGAGGGGGAGGTGGAGGAATGGAGCAACTAGCACAAATCGTTAGACAGTTGAGTGCGGGAGGATGACATGCTTGCTGCACGTTACCTCGAACAACCGGAGATAGACGATCTAAAACAGTTGGTGAAACACAGGGAATGGACGGTGTTGCTGAAGTTGTTTAGGTGTCTCGAAATTGAAGTTCAACAGGAGCTCGAGGGCTTCAAGACACCTGAAGATGCGCACGAGAAGCGAGGGAAGTTGCAGGGAATAAGACTAGGCGTAGAAGTCGTTACTAACCTTTATGGCGGAGAACCAAGACATGACCGGCCCAGCGGTGAAAGAGCCAGACAAAGTGCCAGCAGCTACACCGGGATCGGTATTGATCCCAATCCCGGCGACGCCGACGCCAGCGCCCCCAGCTATTAGTGGCGTACCGGCAGCGGAGCTCGAGAACGCACAACGCTTGATCGAGATGCAGGATGGTGTAATTCGTGAGAATGCCAGGCTGCGAGCAGAGACAGACCGAAGACTCAAGGAGATGGAAGTACGTCTTACAGCGGCAGAAGCTCCGCCCGGTCCAACAGCAGCGGAGCGCGACGGAGAGTTCTGGAAGAATCCGACGAAGGTTATCGGAGAGCTTATTCGTCAGGAGATGAAGACCACAGTCGATCCGATCAATGCTCGACTGGCTGCAGCGGAATCTGGTAGTGTGTATGAGCGTGCAAAGGCCAGGCTCCGAGAATTGCCACAGTTCAAGGAAGTCTGGCAGCACATCGAAGGTAGCATTGATCAATTCGCAGAGAACGCAAGGGCGAGAGGTGTCGAGTTGGATGATCAGGTGATGCAACTAGCAGCTGTCAATGCGTACGGAGCATACCAGCTTGGTATGATTCCGGGGCGTCCAGCTCCCTCTAACTCGGTGCCAACCGTGACGACTCCCCCACATCTCCGTCCCTCTGTAGCTGCGATTCCGGGCACAGAGCGCTCCGAAACTCCACCCATCCGTGAGTTGACCGAGAATGAAAACCGACTCGCACGCGAACGGAACCAGAAACCAGAGGAGTTCCTTGCTTGGATCGGAGAACGTCCTGATCAAGTCATTCACTCGAAGATCGGTAAGACGGAGGCGCCCAAGTGAGCACCGAGCGCGAGCTAGCGACCACTAGCACGATTCCAGCTGCTTCTCTTGCGGCTGCTCAGGACAGTGAACCGGAAGCTTTGAAAGCGATCAGAGCCGAGAAGAAGGCTCGACTCGTCCGTATCCTTTCTCGTGGTTACACACACGACAGGCTACACGTTGAGCTTCCTGACAATGTT